ATTGTAATTTATCAATGAACCTATCAAACATATAGAGATCAGTTTTGTTTAATACAATGACCTTTACAAACTTGTGTTCGAACTCTTTTACATCTATATTGCTATAATCGTGTGTTACATCGTCATATATAAACTTCTTAAATATAGTAATAGGATTACGTACAGGAGTTACTTCTCTTGTTTCAGTATCTAATACATGAAAAAATTTATTATCATCTACATCAGCCCACGTCATTTCAAATTGTGAACCTAAGTATTTGACATTATCTCTGCTTGATCTAGTATGAAAATGACCTGAAAGTACTTGTTCAAACCTAGAGAATATATCAGCACTCATACCATGGGGATTAGGAAATCCAGCCATCATATCAAATCCTTTTAATTCTAAATGAGCTCCAAGAATATCTGCTTTACAATTCAAAGCAAAATCAACATACTCTTTATAGTTAGCATTATTGATCCATGGTATAAGCGCAACATTTAGTCCAGCATAATCTAAGACAGTTGGCTTCATTATAATATTTACATTAGAGGTAAAATAGCCAAGCAGTTCTTTGAGACTACACAATTCGTTTGTGTTTTTAAAATAGACGTCATGGTTTCCGGGTATAATATCCATGGTAATACCTGCATCGCGCATAGGCTCAAGAAAATGCTTACGATTAGCATTGAGTGCTTTAAAGTTGACGAATTTTCTGTGCTCATAGTAATCTCCTAGATGCAATATTTGTGTAATGTTATGTTCTTTTAAATACGGAAAAAATATCTCTTCATAAAATCTGCCTTGGTATTCTAAGAAGATATCACTCGAATTTCTTGTACCACAATGTGTGTCATTAATAATCGCTATCTTCATGCCATGAACAACTCTAATTTTTTAAGTTTCTTCTTTTCTTCTTTAGCAAACTCTTTAAGCTTCTGATCAGTATCTTGTACTCTACTAATCCTTTGCCTTAGTGTATCTACATATTGCATTGTTTGTTCAGCGCCTTCACCGTCCATTCCCATTGCAACAAAGTCTTCGATACCCATTTTTTCAATGAATTTAAACTTAATGTCTTGCTGTCTTTTCTCTTTAGCAATCCTTCTTAAGAATGCAAAGTATACTATTTGTGTGAAGTATGAGAATGCATTAGGCTTACCAGTACGAGTAGCTTTATCGATGTTATAATTATTAATAGCTCTTAAACAATTTTCTACTCCATCCATTACCATTTCTTCTCTATAGGTATACCTTATAAAATTGGGCCTTCGGCTCAATCCTTCGGATATCTTAATAAAGCATGTCGCAATATAATTAGTAACTTTAGGTATTTCGGTTTCTTTTGCTCTAGCTTCGTGTACTGATGTGGCATAATCCATCACAGCTTGAGAGAAGTCTTTATTGTTTATATAATGCGGCTTCTTTGTTTTTTCAGTCATTGGTTTCTCCATATAATAATATATTATAACACAGTTTCACGTGAATGTACATAGTTATTTAATTTCATTTTATTGCAAATAAAGGTGTACATTTGCTAGAAAGTATGATATAATATTATAGTCCACTCGGGGGAAAGGGGTATACTAATTTAATGTATTGTTTCAGTTTCCATATTAAAGGATTCATCTTTAAGTTCATCTTCAAACTCCATCTGTAACTCTTCTAATATATCATCTTTGGATCTTAATCTTGGTGAGTGAGATCGTGGACTAGAGCTTTCGGCGGCTAGCTTGATGTATTCGCTTTTTATCTCTTCATCAATTTCAACATGATAAAGGATTTTGTCTTTCGATAACTTAAACATTTTCTGAGAAGAGAAAGCAAACCATGGATGGAAATAAAATCCCCCAACCATTCCACTACTAATCTTAAACGGTCTCTCTATAATATACTCTCCGTTATCGGTTCTCTCATTAACTAGTGCAATGATTTCTTCGCCATTGGATAGTTTGAATTGTCTTATATTAATCTTATTATTTGTAGTTAGCATATTATATATTTATATCGTAAACTTTAAACTTAAATCTTTCTTTAGAATAAATTTTTACGCGCTCTGCCGCGTGGTTTAAGGTATAGTTTTTCTTTCCTTTATGTTGTAAGTCATCCGTAATGTCGTATACCTTAGTATTTATACCATCACCACTGATACGTAATCCACGACCAATACTCTGTAATACTCTTATCTGAGATTTAGATGGTGAAGCAAAGATCAAATTATGTAATCGTTTGATATTAATACCTGTAGAGAATGTTCCTAGTGAAGCTACGATGATCGCGTCATTTTGTGTTTCAGTAAGAGCTCTGATATTTTCTCTATCATCTACTTTTGTCTCACCAGATACATAGAAGAGTTTACGATCACCTTCCATTTTAGTCTTTAGTAGATCGTATAATGGTTTACCATGTTTCTCTACGTAATTAAACAACACTAAAGTATTACCTTTTTGATCTAATGCTAGGTTGGATATAAAGTTATTCCTAGGAGCATAACGTACAATAAAATCTATCTCTTCTTGATATTTCATTTTAGTTACTTGCTTACAGTATTCTTCTTTATACTTTAACAACAACATAGAGATATCCATCTGAGCTAATGAACCTTTATCCATTAATTCTTTTGATGTAGTTACTTTATAAACTGGTCCGAATAATCCTTCTAATACTAACTGATGAGTTTGAGTTCCATCTAGTGTTCCTGTCGTACCAATCTTAAATGGAGCATTAACGCATTTTTCTAATATTGATGTTAATGACTTAGCTTTAAACTGGTGAGCTTCATCTCCTATAACCATACCTATATGTTCGAAACTAGAAGCTGGTAATTTATGTAATGATTGCCAAGTTGATATGATACATCTATGATGAGTGTCTTTATCTTTACCAGCATATATTCTATGACACCATTCATCGACATGCCAATTTTTATCTAGCTTAGAGTAATCATCGAAATCAGCATACATCTGTTCAACTAATGAAGTGGTTGGAACTATAATCAAAACCTTCTTACTAGGATCTAAATCCATATAGTATCTAAGTAACATATATATGATTAAAGATTTGCCAGAAGCCGTAGGGGATAGGAGCAACCTTTTACCGTTTGTTAACGCGCACGAGAGTGCATCGATTTGGTAGTCCCTGGGTGTTATACCTACTCCATTCACGGAGAGCCCCAGATTCGCAATATAGGCCTCTAAAGCCCTTAAATCGGACTTATGCGAATGCTCTAAGCCATTGATATCGTGTGCTTTTATCGTATAGCCTCTTTCGGCACAGAATGACTTTAAATAGCTCAAAAGCCCACAATACAATGTTTTGTCCCTTATATTGAATAATCTGATCTTTCCGTCCCACATTCTGTTCTTATAGGCCGGCATGAACTTATATCCAGGAACAAAGAAACAAAACTGCTCAGAGATCTCTTGTGCAGTACTTGCCTCGCATTCTATTCGCATGAATGTTTCGTTAAGTTTGGTGTAGGTAACTGTTTCCATTATATAATCTGTTGTAATCTATTTTTAGTTGATGCTATATCACTGCATAGATATTTATTTATATACCAATTAATATACATAGATTGACTAACACCACTGTGCCAACTTAAGTCGGTCACTATTTCATCTAATTGAGTTAGTGATTGCAATTGTTTAGTAAGCCAATGATACTCTGGCCAGCCATAGGATATAATAGGAACTCCGTGCATCATACATTCTATACCTGCTGTGCTGTTCTCTAATATAGCTACTCTAGTTTTAGGTAGAAAATCATGTATGGATTCAAAAGCAGTTCTTACATCGATACCATCTTGAATCCATTTATCGATTATATCTTTTGTTCTTCCTCGTATTTTCATAGAAGGATGTAACTTAACTATTATGTTTTTATCTTTAATACTATTTACAATCATCTGCAGCTTTTTAAAATGATCACCAAACCCAAAACCATTTACAGTTTCGTCGGTTGGAACTTGTCCTATAATTAAGATATGGTCATCAGCTACGTTCTTTGCCTTTCTCCATTTTAGTAGAATAGAATCATCCCACTTATTAGATCTTGCTTTTATCAATGATTGTATATAATCTAAATTTTCTTTCGTAGGAACCTGAAACCAATCTGGTTCTTTAAATGCAATAGAAGAACTATTAGCATAACCAATAGTATCTAATGCAAAATGTTTATGAGTAGGACCAGTGGGTTTAAATATTATATTGTTTTCAGTTTCTAATTCTGATATATGACAATGATTGTATATATTCAATTCAGGAGTTTCGCTTTCTTCGTGGCCAAGTTCATTCATAGCTTCGCGAATTATATCTTCTCGACCTGTAAAATTATCAAAACGATACTGATGGATTTTATATTCCACTAGTGAACTTTCTCCATTCAATCATATTTTTAATTGTCTGATGTCTCCATTTAATATTTTCCATTATCTCTTTTAGAGTAGAAACTACCTCGTCTTGTACAGCCATTCTTTTCTGATGTTCTTGTATTACCTCATCAGCATCATACCATTTATCGAGGTCACCTTTCAATACTGTATGACCACCAAGGGGATCGTATTCCCAACCTTTATGGTCCATTTCTTGCTGTGACAGTTTACCACCGTAATGTTTGAATTTATCTCTGAGTATGATTTTGTATTTGAGGTCTAGATCTTTTTGCTTCAGCCTATTGACTGAATATAGATCTAAGTATTTACTGTGCAATTTAGCTGAGTCTCTGGAAGCTTCGTCTAATTGTATTTCATCTATAATACAATCTTTCTTCCACAGTGCTAGAATCGATTCTAAGTTATTCATAATGTCTCCATAATTTAATACATTTTATAATATTATACCATAAATTTGTACAAATGTACAGGTATATTTTAAGCAAATTCAAATAAAGTATATTTAAATGTTACGTCAGCTTGCAAGTATTCCACATCACCTGCTTGAGAGTTAAATTCTACTGATGTTAAGCTAGTAGGAAATACCTCTTGGAATTTAATAGTTTTTAATAGGTTATTGTGAGAAGACATAATCAATAGAGAAGCATCAAACTTATACGATTCAGCGTCTTTAGCTTGTATAATATTATGCATCCAATCGAATATCTCTATATAGTTTTCCATATTCTCAGTAACGTTAAACCTGATAGCTAAATCATCGAACTGTAATCTGTCACCAGTCATCGCAAGATTCACACCTCTATATGGTACTACCGCTTCAGATAAGGATATACCTGGCATAGTAACTTGAGTACAGAAGTATTCGGTATTTGCAAAGTTAGTTGCATCTAGTTTGAATACGAATCCAACAGGACTCATAAAGTTTTTATTTTGTGTTAGTGCCATCTTCTTCCTCTACTGGTTGCCTTTCGCCATACCAGTTCCATCTACCGTCGTTAGTTTTTTCATCCATATATCTATTTATACGTTCTCAATGTTAAATACATAATTTTCTGCAGCTTCTTCTGCATATGATTCTGAACGTCCAGCGTATACTTCGTCCTTTTGCCAAACTTGATTCTCGTAAAACCTACATGCATATGCACCTTCGGTGGTAAGCCATACAACACCTTGACGGTTATTGTTACGGTAGGATGATAGTTGGTTTTGAAAACTGCTATTTATTATATTCATACTACTATTTATACATAAAAAAAGGGACTCCGAAGAGCCCCTTTTAAAAGAATTAGAATTAACTAAATCAGGTTTACACCATGATGTCGTCGATTCTGAAGATTCTAAAGTATGGGTTAGCACGATCTGTACCAATTCCATCAGCAGCTACGAATGGATTTGCAACCATACCGTATCTTGTTTTAAAACCAATTCTAGGCTGGAAGTCTGTCTCACCAATCGCTTTAACCATAGTTAAAGGAACGTAAGGACAATAGAATAGACCAGCGTCATAAGGATTAGCACCTCTGTAACCAACACATGCGAAGTCAATAGTAGCATAAGGATCAATATAGACCTTCATTCTTCCATTAAGAACACCGGCAAAAGTATTACCAGTATCATCGACGTTTAAGTTAGTTGACATTGCAGGTGAGTAGTCCAACATTCCAGAAGCAGCTAAAGCTGAAGCAACATCAGAAGAAACGATAACATAGTTACCTTTTCCACGTCTTGTTTCTTTAGCAATTACGTTAGCTTCTCTTTCAAGTTGCATTACTAGTCCTTTAAATTTCTCAGCCATCCATCTTCCATCACTATCTGTACCGACGTCAAAGACACCAGAAATAGCAGTTGAAGATTGTAGAGCACCGATTTTAGCTTTAGTAAGAACTGTTCTAACTACTTCTCTGTTGATTTCCGCAAGGATTTCAGCAGATAGGATATTAGCAAGTTCGCCTTCAGCGTCTAGACCGTGGATTGCTTTAAGATCTTGAGCAAGTTCCATAGTGTATTCAGCTTTAAGAGCTCTTGACTTAGCAGTTACAGTAGATTTCTCGATTGAGAAAGCCATTTCACCGAAAGCTGCACCAGCTCCACCTGACATACCACGTTGTTCTGCAGTAGCAGTTGGTAGACCAGAACCGAATGTATTAGTGATATCAGCTGCTGCTGTATCTGCAATACTTCCGTCTGTATCAGCATCCGTTGCTCCGCCTAAACCAGTAGGTTCGGCTTGATGAGTACCTGTACCAGAAAAGTCAGTATCAGCTTCATTGAATAAAGCCTCTGTTCCATTCTGTGCAGTATACTTTGATTTCATTGCAAAGATAAGACCAGTTGGTCCACTCATAGGCTGCACGCCTGCGATATCATATGCAATAAGGTTTGGCATTGCTCGTCTTACTAAAGAGATAAGTACTGGATCAAAGTTAGAAATTCCACCAGCGGCGTTAGCTGCGGCTTCATTTACATTACCAAATGATTGTTGTACTCTTTCTTCTTGTAAAGCTACTTCTTGGTTTTCAAGAAGACGGGCAGTTACCGCTTTTTTGTATCTATCTTCGATACTTGGAACATCTGTGTGTTCCAACACTGGAGACCATTTCTCCATTAATTGTGCGTCTGCGTTAAACATTTTTAGTTTCCCCTATATGTTTTATTAATATTAACTATTTACTAGCTTTTGTTATGGCTTTAGTGTATGCATCCATGACACCAACAGAAACTACTGGAGCTTCGTCGTTACCAATTAGAGCATCAGCTTCATCAACTGTTCCACTAACTTCATTAATGAAGTAAGATTCTTTAATGGTATTTACTTTCATTTCGAAAGTACTTGCATTATCAAAATCTATATCTTCTACTAAAGATGATAGTTTCTCAGCTTCGGTTGCTGCTAAGCCTGAAGATTGCTCAGATATAATTCTAGCTTTAACGTGTGCGTTATTGCTTTCAAATAATCCTATGTTCTCTTCTGTGGTTTTATTTAGTTGTTCTTCTAGTTCAGCTACTTGGTCGGCTAAATCGTCGACTAGGTCTGCTTTCCCTTCGGGAACTTCTATATAATGTTCCTTGAATACAGTTTGTAATGATTCCATGAATTGCTCTGCAACTTCAGTCCTAAGACCTTGTTCTATTGCAACTTCATTTTGCTCCATCCATCCTTCAACAACATAGTTTAAGTAAGAATCTACTTTTTCTACGAGTGAGCTTTGAACGTCATTAACTTCTTCTTCAAGGTTTTGCGCATATTCTGCTTCTAGTCTATCTATTTCAGCACTTACTTTTGATTTGTAAGCAGCCTCAAAGATTGCACTAGCTTTAT